CGCAGAGGTCTGAACCATTGTCGGTCGGATCTGCATAACAACATCTGCCAGGCTGGCAGGAGAATGGTGAATCATTACAAACACCATCTTCAGTCCATTCAGTCCAGACTGCATCTTGTGTGTTGTTACAAGATATTTTTGAAACACATTCAACACACGAAGCAACACCATTCGCATAAGAACAACATGATCCCAGCGACTCGCATATAGTGCTATTGTCACATGTTGGATGGTCGCAACTATCTGCCGACACCCAATTGCACGCAGGACACGATCCAACGCACGCTTCGTGTGTTTTCATAACACAAGCGCAACTTTCATTAACACAAATACAACAAGCACCTGCGGGAAGACATACAATATCCGCATCGTCACACAACAAACCATTTCCTCTATAGACATTATATTCCGAGTCATCTATACATTCTTCTTCTGACAAATCTTCACATGTTCCATCCCATTTGCAGCAAGCACCCACCAAAGAAGGACCGGGAAATCTAGTCTCACCAGTTGATTCTCTTTTGGTCCATTTGTTGAAAAAAGACATCTGTCTTAGGATCCAATCCAACAAATTTTTCCGTCGATGCCGTCCGTGGACCAATCATTCGCCCAGACATAAATCTTGTTGGTGTTGATGATTTCAAGGAAAACGTTTTCGCCGGGAGCAAGATGGTATCCACCATCATCGGGTGGCCCCCCATCGTTGTTCGTCGTACTTGCAATGACAACAGTAGATCCGTTAGCATCACCAATATTTTTGATTCTGATTCCGGACTTCAAAGCGTGGGCTCCGAGCAGCGGCGAGAGCGGGCCGTCTTTCAGATTGTGTATTTCACCCACAACAAATGAGTCGGGAAGATCCGGCCCTGTAGACACGCTTACATCACCAATATAGGTATCGGCAGAGGCTTGACCAAGAACAACACCATCCGCAACAGAAACCGTATCGGTTCCGGCAGATTTTACGTTCATTACAGTACTCGAATCGATGCTCTTGAGATCAACAGAAACATTACTTTCGATAGAACCAACAGAAGAAACAGTAGGCAAAGTAGTACTCGAATCGATGCTCTTGAGTTCAACAGAAACATTACTTCCGATAGAACCAACAGATCCAACCGAAGTAACATTGCTCAGAGATGCATTCTCGTCGAACCCCCTAATGTCACAACTAACTCCTTCAGCAACAGATCCAACCCAATCAAGAGTTGAACCACCATTTATGCCTACGCTATCAACATTTAGAGTAGAATTTCCAGAGATACTAACCACCACAGGATCTGTCCCATCGGTGCTTCCAGCAACAGCAAGGAATGGATTGGTATGATTACTCAGTTCTATCTGTTCAATTGAAACTGGGATAGGTTGGGTTCGGGTCGTACGATATGCTACATTTTCGTCGCCGTGTGCTATTTTGATAATCTGATAGTGTGTGTTGGAGATATAATCAGAGGCTATTGTTGCGCCTCCGCTACCGGGGTTCAGTTGAATATTGGGGTCTACATCAGACATCGTGTGGTGTCTCCAAATGGGTTGTTGACGGGGTTTCTGCTATGGTATATATACCTCTATGGAAGCAAGTGAGTTCTGCAAGAAAGTCGAAGATTTGGCTGCGTCTGGTTCTACCGATGGGTATATCGATGCAGTCTTATGCATATGCGAAGAGAACAGGATGGAGCCATTTGTTGGCGCCAAGTTGCTCTCCAAGCCTATCATCGAAAAAATACAGAAGGAGGGAAAGGACATAAATCTTCTCCCAACTTCGGCTAAACTACCATTCAAGTAGTTGACACCAACACAAATACAGGGTATACTTACCGTACACATCGCAACATACGATACACAAGGAGACAGCGATATGGGATTCAATGATCTAAAAAAGAACACTGGAATGAACGAGGGTCTGCTGACTGAACTGAACAAGATCAGCAGTGGCTCCAAGAAGAGTTATCAGGATGACCGATTCTGGAAGCCTGAACGAGATAAGTCAGGAAATGGATTTGCCGTGATTCGATTCCTCTCTGCGCCGGAGGGCGAAGAAACTCCCTTTGTCCGTCTATTCAGTCACGGATTCAAGGGTCGTGGGGGATGGTTGATCGACAACTGTCCTACCACCATCGGACTCAAGTGTCCTGTCTGTGAGGCAAACAACGACCTCTGGAACAGCGGTGACGAGTCCGACAAGGACATCGCACGCAATCGAAAGCGGAAGTTGCAATATATTGCAAATATTCTGGTCATCAGCGACCCGAAGAATCCCCACAACGAGGGGAAGGTTTTCCTCTACAAATTTGGGAAGAGGATCTTCGACAAGGTTCAGGGTTCAATGCAGCCTGAGTTTGAGGACGAAGATGCAATCAATCCATTCTGCTTCTGGTCAGGAGCGAACTTCAAACTCAAGATCCGCGAGGTTGCTGGGTTTGTGAATTACGACAAGAGCGAATTCGATTCGTCCTCTGCTCTTCTTGATGGCGACAACGAGAAGTTGGAAGCACTCTGGAAGACTCAGTACTCCCTTCAGGAGTTCATTGCTCCTGACCAATTCAAGTCCTATGACGAGTTGAAGACTCGATTGGATATTGTTGTTGGTGGTGGTCGTTCAACTCCTACAGCAGAAGACACCAATACCAACAGTTCATCAACATCAGAAACCTCCAGTAGCAACACAGGTGCCGAAGGAGCAGACGATGCTCTTTCCTACTTTGAAAAACTGGCTAACGAGGACTGATTTCCTTCCGGGGGTTTCATCCCCCGTCAAATCCCCCGAAGGACGATTGGAGGACACTCGCAGAGTGTCCTCCTTTCTTTTCATCCAACAGTTGCCCAATCTTCGTCGTCCATATTGGGACTTCGTGCTGTCGCCGGGGCCCCGACCATTGTACTATTATCTACCGATACATTAGGTGCAACAGTAGTAATCACTGTGGCTGCTTGATTGGTTTCTTTGGCAGATGTGTTCTCTTTGAGTTTTTGGTGGTTTTTATCTAACGCTTCACCTGGCGCATATCCACCCGACGAAGGAGTGACTGATCGACTGAGTTCGTCACGCTCCAGGCGGCGTTCCATTCTCTCGATGTGCCGATCGGTGTCAATGCCCGGAAGGTAACCTTTGTTCTTATTTTCTCTCAGTTCAATCAGTTTATCAATCATAAACTCAAGATTGTGTATCCTATCATTAAATTCCCCTTCAGCATTTTCTGCTTTGAGTGATTCAAGTCTTTCTTTTGCCAACCGAATTTTGTCTGGTGAATTTACTGTCGCGTTCGTTGCGTCGGCTATTTGCTTTTCAGCCCCACCCTCTAAAAAATCATCATCAACAGCAGTAAACTGACCCGAACGACCTACAGCAGCGGTCGCAAGAATTGGTCCTTCAATTGTTCCTGTTGGTATACCTGAAAGCATTTGCAATCCTTGTGCGAGTTTGAAAATTCCATTGCCTAACTTATTGATGTCAGGAGCAAGAGAAGCAAGTTCTTTCAGTATGTCCAATGGTGATTTGGCTTTGATGATTCCAAACGTGAGCATTCCCAAGATTCCACCACCGATACCCAAATGCACCGCATCGAACGACAAGAGGATCATCGCCAACTGACCCAGTTCTGCACCAACAGCAGCAAAATTCATACCGAGGAATGTGCTTAGTGCTGCACCAATCTCGTTGATAGCCTTGGCGCCTTCGGTGAGGAATGGTGCTGCTGCTGCGAATCCAATGAACTTATCGAGCATCTCGAATGGTCCGGGAGGAGGACCGGGACCACCGAAGAACGAACCAATAGATCCCAGAACACCAGAGACAATACCTCCTGCTGTGGATGCTGCTCCTGCAAGTGTTAGGACTGCAATGAATGCAGTGATGGCAGCGGTGACCGCGATAATACCTGCCGCTGCTCCAAGTAAACCAAGAGCAATTCCGGGTTGTGCAAGAGCAACAAATCCGGCAACTGCCTTATCAACAAATATCCCAATACCAACCATTATCATCGCAATTCCTTCTCCGAGGTAGGTGAATGCCTTACCGAGAGCCATTGCGGCAAACGCCATAATCAAGAATGCTGCTGCACCCGCAAGAATAGCGACTGCACCAATACCAGACATCATCAAAATTCCTATTGCAATCATCGCTGCTGTCAATGCTCCGATGGCTATAATACCAACAAACAGAGACTTGAAATCAACCTTCGTGAACTCAACAAATGCCTTTGCAAGTACAAATACACCCGCTGCCACGATGAGCAATGCCAAAGCACCAGCAAGAGCAGGACCAGTACCCATTTTGGCAAGACCATTGCCGAGTGCTGTCAGAACTTTCTCAATGACCGTGGCAATTGCTGATCCTATCTTGGTAATAATCTCTGCTATGGATGTTGCTATTTTGGTTACAATATCGATGATGGTCGTTACAACAGTTCTGATTAGATCAACAAACTTCCCGACGATATCCATTATGGTAGTTACCACTGCTCCGAATGCATTGACGACACCCTTTGCCATGCTGGCAATCCCACCGCCCGCTCCCCCAAGAAGACCAGATATCAGTCCGAATATTCCACCCTTTGCTTTTTTACCTCCACCTTTACCACCACTCATCATTCCCTGTAGGGTGTTGATCAATTCGCTGTGTCGCTCATCTTCAAGCCGCTCTTTCTCTCGGATGGCTTCCTCTGCCCCAACCCCACCCTTCTCGGCTTTCCCCTTCTTGATTTTCATCCCCATCAAAGTCCCCAAAGACTTGGCAAGTATCTTGACCGACTTATTTGCTTTGCGTCCTTTATCTGCAAACTTAGAGAAAGCATCAATCAAATTGAACACAGGATCAAGAGCAGGTCCAGTTTCTAGTTTGGCGATATCGTGCATAAACGGCGAGAGATACCCAATGAATGTCTTGAGGAATTTCTTCATCCGACGACCGGTGAAATATCCCACATTCCCCATACTCTCAACCATCTTGCTCATATCACCAAATCCGCCAGTCATCACTTCGAGTGGACCATCGGACATTTTCTGCATATTGACCAGTGCGCCACCGAGAATCATCATTCCCCGTTCGGCTCTCTTTGCTCCGAAGTAAGACATAGAACTCAACTTCGAGAATGCATCTCCCAAATCACTAAGACCCTCAGTTTTCATCTCTAATTTTGTACCATCCATCGTCTTGAGGGTTTTCATAAATCCCTTCATTGCGATTCTTGCTTTGAAGATTCCCATGAAACTAATCTTCCCGAAGGACTTTGCGATTTCCGCTTGCGCTTTGCCTGCTTCGACCGCCTCTTTCTTATCTGCCTTTGCCTTCGCAGCGATGTCGGCTAACTTCTTCTTCTGCTCGATCTGCTCTTTGGTGAGTTTGACTTCCTCTTTCCCAGCATCAACTGCCTCCCTTGTCGCATCTGCTAAACTTTTAGCAGCATCCGCAGCCGACTTAGCAGCATCCGCAGCATCGCTGTTCGCCTTGGCTTGCTTCTTAGTCTCCTCCGTGACCTTCTTGATGTCTTTGGGGTCTTGGGGAGCCGGAGTGTTTTCTTCTGGGGGTGGGGGCATTAGTGTTTACTTCGTGATCTCATACTCTGCAACTCACTGTTTTCTTTGTTGATACGTTTGTTCTCTTCTTCTATGTATTGATTGAGCAAAATGACGTAAATGTCCCTCTCCCACGGCAACATAGATTCGATGCTTTCAAGACCCCACCCATAATGAGTGATCATATTGAAGTTGGTCTTGAAGTATCCAATCATGTTCATGTGGCAGAGGCATAGGTGAAAAAATCCTGCATACCCTCTAATGTATGTTTGTTTTGCTTTGAGCAGTCAGGACACTTGTAATTGATCTTCTGTGTCATCGTTGGAATAGACGAAAAGAATTCGGTGATGTTGGCGAATTGCTTTTGTGATAAACTGTCGAGAAACTCAACGATTTCTTCCTTATTATGATCTTCCGACTTATAGATTGTGTTCTTATCAAAGATATATTCGATGCAATCAGCCACAACATCAAAACTTTGTGCAGGGTCAACTTCACCATTCTCGTCTGCATTTCTAGAAACAATATTCATTGTAGGATACCTAAGTTTGACTCCAACATCATCAGCCAACAACACAACTGGATCTACTTCCTTTTTATTGACTTTGACCTTTGTGAGATCAATGATGACCTTTGTCGCCGCTTCACAAAACTGGCAAGGAATATTTGCTTCTACAACTTCCCCTACTGCTTTGATACGAATTTGCAAGAACAAGTATTCAAGATCGCATACTGGAAGCATAGACGCATCCAAATCCTTCACGCAAGAATTGACCACATCAATCAAGGCTTTTGATACGGTGGTGTTAGATCCATCTTCAGATGCTACTAACAAAATCTTTTCTTCCTTCACCAAAAAGGGTCGGTAACTAACCTTAGTTCCCGACGCAGGCAAAGTTGTTTCATAATACGGTACATTCAGTGTTGGTAGTGCCATTAGTTATCTCCATGTAAAAACACTATATCAGTTTCATAAACCGGGATTGAACATCCCACCATCCGATCCTCCGAACGACGAAAGATCGTTATCCCACTCGTGTGTTGATGCTCGATCGTTGAAAAATTGAGCCTCATCCGAAAGTTCTCTTTGATTCTCAACTGCTCCTTCATTAGCAACCTTGATTGGTGTGCCTTTCATTGGTCTATTGATATCACTTGATTTTTGGGGGTTGTGAATTCCTTCTGGTGCTGTAGATTCTTCGCTGCCCGTAATGTCAATCGGAATGTAATTTCTGAAAGAGAACGTGATACTTTGTTCAAGTAAAGCATCAGACGATGCTGTATCTAACCCCAACTGATCAATGCTGGTTGGATACACTTCTGTGAGTCTAATTTTGTAGATAGGAACATCTTTGTCTGTGTATAGGGTTACATAGGCATCGCATGTGTATGAATCATAAAATCGAAACCGACCCGATATAGGATCAACAACCGAATTCATCCACCTCTCAAATACCTTTCTTTCCCACATCTCTGCACCAAGAAGTAGGGTACATGTTGCTTCATTTGTGTATATCCTGCCATATGGCATTTGTCTCATGAGTCCTCTTGTCTTGTACTCTTTAGTGGAAATTCCACGACCGGGTACAGAGAATGTCTTGCAACTCAGAGAAATCCTGTTTTCGTATGCAAAAGATCCGTCTGGTTGTTTATAGGTTGTGTAGAATCCTCTAGACGCTTCTTCAATTCCCGGACCAGAGAATTCAATTTTGAAGCGATTTGGACGAACCACCCCATGCTTTCTTATTCGATTGACCATATCTACTACTCGCGCCATCAGGATCTCCTTGCTCTATTTATGCTCTCTTTCCAAACGGTTTGCTTCGATTCCTTCACGAATTTTTCAATAGGGAGCAATGAAGCCAAAGACCATTCTTCTGGTGGTATCCGACGAACCATCGACTTGAGTTGACTGTATTTGTAATGTTTGAGACAGGGCATCGCATAGGCATACTTCTTGGCTGCGGCAATAAGAGGATACTTGATCTTGAATATGTCCCTCCCTGCAACAGTTTTCACTGTACTGTCCAAGTTGTTCAGGAGGACCACTCGATATTTCGGGGGGATATAATGAAGATTCATTCCCAGAAACCCACCTTTCTTGTAATCCAACGCAATGATCATTGGGTAAAGGTCATAGTACGGCAGAGTCTTTCGGTGCTTCGGAAGATACCGATAGAGATACATATCACCCAATTTGATTTTGGTGATCACCTCATCGCGGTATGAACGGAGTACCTTACTTCCGTCCTTCTCCATACCACCAATCTGCTTCAAAAACCAATCGAGTGATGTCTTGAGGTCTGTCGATATGCCTTCTCTATTTCTTAGGAGTCTTAGATCGTTTACGCTTAGTGACATTGTTCTTCTTGAAGATGTCCTTCTCGGTTAGTACTCTGAATGTCCAGCCCCGGTTCTCTGCGAACTCGGTTGCAGCCTTCCATTTGGCTTCGTTGATTCCCCATCTCTTCACTTCGTTCAGATATCGTCTTGTGACCTTGCTCTTCTTCTCTGGTGGACCACACTGCTTATGAGGTTTGATCTCAACCAAAGTAACCTTCTGGTTTCCGTTGCGATCCTTGGTGACCGTGATGAAGTCCACGAAATAACGATGGGGTTTGTTGTCTATAGGGGAGATGTATGGAACCACAATCTCTTCGGACCCCCACGCAAGAACACCCGGATGCTCATCACACCACTTCATAAACCGACGTTCCCAAAGCGACCGATAGGTGACTTTGGTCGGATCACCGACGTACTTACCTACGTTCGTTGGGGTATATTTGCCCTTATATGCCATCCGAGATTAGGCTCCTTCTTATATATACAGAGGGAAAGAAGGAGGTTTCGGATGGGTATCATCGAAGGGGGAATGAATATTGCTCTTGAAACGGCAGCGTTGGCTGTCGAGACTGTAGAAAGTTCTTTCCAGAGGGCATCGGGGGCTGATAGTCTCGGTAGGTTAGACTCAAGTCTTCCACAGGGAACACCGGAAGTTTTGATATATCCTCTAGATCTCGAAACTGCCACAGACTCTGGTTTGCTTGTAGATTTTCAAATTTGGCTGAAGGAGTCATCTCATATCCAAAGTCATATTCGCAAATTGAAACCGGCTGGTTTAGGAAATCAGCAAGCAGATGCCAGCACATACAAAGAAGCAGTCAAAAAAAAGATCACGGCACGCAACACAGGCTGGGGCTCGATTAGCGACGAAGCCAAAAAAACCTCGATGAAAAATATGGAAGAGTTTTTTACCGCACTGAAAAACGACCCATCGGCCACAATGGAAGACGGAACATTTGCCGCCCCATACCAAGCCATTTTGGATTTGTCTGAACAAGAACAAGCAGAATTTTTTCAAAGGATGGAATCGGGTACATTCGCTAAGATGTCCGAACAGAACAGAAATATACACGAATCCCAACAAAAAGCGGCCGCTGGTAATAGAGCAGTCGCGGCCGCGGCGAAGGCTCAACGAGAGGCAGAACTAAACCCATCGAAGGAACAAACATCTCGACTTGCTGCATCGGACATCGAACCCACAGGCGAAGTTATCCGAATGTATCTTCCGGGTGGGATAGCATTTTCTGATACTGTCAATTACGAAGGTGTAAATTTAGGTATCATCAAAAATCTCCTTGAAGGAAATTTTGCGTCTACTATTGCAGCAAAGGCGCTTCAGGGAGTAGCATCAGTTGCTGATGGTGCTAGCAACGTGCTGGGTGGAGAACTGAACGTTGGGAGTGGTATTGCGGCACTGAGCGGTGCGGTTCAGAACAATAAGGTAGAACAGTTATTCAAGGGTCAGGAGATACGAACATTCACATTCCAATTCACCTTTAGACCCCGAAATGCAGACGAGGCAAATGCGATGATACGAATTATCAAAATGTTTCGTTTTCATATGCGACCAGAATTGGGTCCAGGCGGCGCATACTATCTAACACCATCAGAATTCAAAATTCGTTTCTATAGCATCGTCAGGGGAAATGCCAGTTCCTACAACCAATCTGAATTCAAAAAGAGAAAGGTAATTGCCACCGGAGCATTTGACTCAAACGGATCACAGACTATCCTAACGGAAAATACCTTTCTTCCTAGGATCAAACAATGTGCATTGCAATCCATTTCAATGAATCCGATGCCAGATGATATAATGGAAACCTTTTCGGATCCTCATCATCACGACACCCCCGTTGCAGTCACAATCGACCTCACCTTCACAGAGAAAGAAGAGATCAACAGAAAAGATGTCAAGGATGGTTTTTGATGCACTATTTTGAGAAATTTCCCATCCTAACCTATCCATCTGGTGACGGAAAAACTATCAACGTGACTGATATTTTTTCCCGAGTGGTATTCAACAAACAATCGGTTATATCGATGAGCAGTTTAGAAGATTTCCAAATCAATGATGGCGATACACCAGATTCTGTTGCTGGAAAGGTGTACAATGATCCAACTTTGGGTTGGGTCATTTTGCTGTTCAATGATATTTTCAATCCATACTTTGATTGGTCTTTGTCTCTTCGTGCAACAGAAAGAAACACCAAAGACAACCATCCCGGAAATGCCCTTTTCATTCACGCGAAAGACGATGACACCCAACCTGTCTTTCCTACCATCAAAATCAACGACACCATATTGCAATATACGCACGCGGATGGGATTACGTTTACTGGAGTTCGGGGATTGGTTTATGATTATGACCCACTACTCCAAAGAATTTTGGTGCATAAGGTTGAAGGTGGATCTTTTTCGTCCGACGATTATGTCAAGACAATGCGTGACGCGGGAACCTCATCGGACATCTTCACAATCGGAAAGGTGATAAATGAAGCATACCATGCAGTAGATCATTTTGAAGACTCGGATGGTAATGTTATGTGTCCCCTGTCTCAGTGGACTGGGGTAGACTCATTCCCCATAGGAGATCCGGGGGGAGTTTCTGGTGGGGTGTCATACGACGCCTGCTTGATTCAAAACTATGTATCAAACTCGGATTCGACATATGCAAGAACCATTTTTGAAACTGCAATGCAAAAATACGAAAGCAAAAGATCGATCAAGATATTCAACAAGGAATACATTCCAGAGGTGATCGAAGCAATGGAAAGTATAATGAATGGCTAAAAAGTACGACAAATACACAAGAAGCAACGACGTTGAAATATCATCAATTACAATCACATCTGATGCAGGCGGCGCACAAAGCATCAAAGAGATTGTCAAGGGATTTAGCATCTACGAACATATCGATGGGCAATATATGATCGCCACGATTGACTTTGTGGACAACGCGGCTTTCGTTACCAAGTTTCCTATTATCGGTCAAGAGACAATCGTCATCAAATACCGCACGCCCGGGTTTGGGTATAGGTGGTCCAAAGTCAAGTTTGATGTAATGAAGATTGGGAAAAGAACAAAATCCATGAGGGGATCTTCCGAATACTACCAACTTACTTGCGTTTCCTCTGACAAACTAACATTATCAACAAACAGAATTGGATATTCAATGCAAGGTACGACCAGCAAGAATATCCGAAAAATTCTCAGAACGAGCGGATACCGAAAAGGAAAATACCGAGTTGACACAAGTAAGTACTATGGCAATTGGGTAATTCCTTCGTTGACCATACACGAAACTCTGCGGTTTCTAACGAAAAGGTCTAGAACGAAAACAACTGCTCTAAGTGACTTCATTCTGTTTGAAACGTCTTCTGGGTGGAATTGTCGGAGTCTTTCCAACCTTTTCAAGAAACCCACGACCATTGAGTACAGAAAAACAGAACCAGACAGTCCAAGAACGCCGATGAGGGATTATACACTCATTCAAGACATGCAAGTTCTGTCATACTACAATAGACACAAAGAACTAAACAACGCTCAGCATTCCGGAAAAATGATCACATTCGACTGGACAAAGAAAACCACCAATGTGTCATTCGGAAATTCAGAACTGGTATTCCGAGAGCGAAGTCGAACAAACTCAACACTAGAAAAAAATCGGAATCTTCAAAAGAAGAACAGGTATGATACCCAGTTCGATACTCGGGTATACTTTCGTCATCAGTCGAGTGGTTTGCATGGTGTGGATGAAAAGAGCCTTGATCGTCGAATAGAGAAAAACGAAAGTGAGAACATTTCATCACATGATTCTGTCTACACCACCCCTAGTATTCTAACAAATTTTCATTCCCACCCAAATGATTATCAATCACACCTCCTCAGTAGACGAATGTCTACAATTGGGTTTGATTCCATGAGGGTACTCATCAAAGTTTCCGGAAATTCTAGTCTCAACGTGGGAGATGTTGTGAGTCTAATGATCCCTTCCTCCAACATTCCGGGAAGAAAAAACCACGACATCGTAGACAAATCTGTTTCGGGTCGATACATTATTACCAACATCAAACAACACGTAACATTGTTGGCAGAACAACAGTTCATTAGTTATATTGAACTGGCAAGAGATACTTCACCCCTCACAATGCCAGATAACAACAAATTCCTTGGCACCGATAAGCAAACAGCAAAGGAAATTTCTGATGAGAAACAGACCCTTTCTAACGAAATACTAAGCCTTACTAGGAAAATCTAATCAAATGGGAACGTCAGATTACGTAAATACAATCAGCACATTCAATTGGTTTGTTGGTAAAATAGAAGACATAATGGATCCTTTGAAACTTGGGCGCGTACGTATCCGGTGCGTGGGAATTCATGAGACCAGAAAAAGTGTATTACCAACCGAAGACCTTCCGTGGGCTCATCTAATTATGCCCGTGAATTCCACGACCCTAGATGGTGTTGGGGTCAGTCCAACCGGAATGGCAGTTGGGACTACGGTAGTTGGCTTCTTCAAGGACGGAAATGATTCTCAAGAACCAGTAGTTATGGGAACTATTGGTGGTATTGCGCCACCGGTGGCGTGGGGTGGTGGTGGAGAAGTCCACGACACAAACCGGCTTGCTCGCAATGAAGAGATAAGCAAGACCATCGTGAAGGATAAGGTGTTGAATCAGAAGGGGGAATCGATGATTCTCCCTGTGGCGAGGTCATTGTTTGAGAGGGATCGTCGATACGAACCAGAGGTTCCGTATAAGGCTGCGTATCCATTCAACAACGTCACCGAATTCAAGTCAGGACACGTTATCGAAATCGACGACACAGAGGACGCAGAACGTCTTCATATCTACCATAAATCAGGAACGATGCACGAAGTCCATCCAGACGGAAAACAGGTGTCTCGGATCGAAGGAGAGCGGTATACGGTCGTTGCAGACGAAGACAACCTGCACATCAAAGGAAACTGCAACATCACAGTGGAGGAAGATCTCCGGGTGGATGTCGAGAATGGAAACATCGTGATCTATGCAGGTAATGATACAACCGTATTGACAGGTGGAAACACCAACGTCGCCACCCAAGGCAATACAACAATCACTTCGGGAACAGGTTCCAAGATCCATATGGACGGAACCAACATCTTCCTGAACGCAAGCGGAGTTATTCGGTTGGACGCAAGTGCGATCCACCTGAATGGATAATATAATGGCTAAGTCTCCTACCAACAAAGTCAAAGGAAAACTCCAAGTCCTAACCACTGATGGAACGGGACTTGCAAAAGTTCGCAGA